TAAGTTCAAAACCGGACTGACCCGGAAGGAACATAATGTCCCAATCCTTGTCATGGTAACGAACAACCTCAAGACGAGTAGACTGCGGCCCCGCATACTTTTCGATAGCCCTAGACAGTTCAGGGAACTTAGCAATAAGCTCATCAACCTGATACCAGATAGTTTGGAAAAGAATCTTAACCTTGTCGCGCTTATCCTTAAGCGTGTACACGCCAGTGCAGTCAAGCCACTTGATGCGAGGCATGTACTCGTCCCAGTCAATCTCCACGATTGCTGGGACAAAACCATAAGACACGTAGCGGTCTGATGCTGTAAACATTTGCCGTTGTGTGTTCGAGTACAGGACGTAGTTACCTGCGATGCGGGTGCGCTTCTCGGCAAATTGACGGGCACGATCCGAAACGGATGTGGAGCTTGAGCAGTTGAAAGATGGTAGTGGTGCAATTACTTCAGCTAGGTCGCGGGCCGCGACATCGATCATATTTGCTACGATGGGGCGTGTGAACGGCCCATCTTCGGGAAACATTTCAGGAAACACGTATCCCATTTGTCCTGCACGTACTTGTTTTACGTCCATCATTCGTTGGTCGCGCTCGCCGTTGGCGTGCTTGAGCCTGTTGTACAGTGCAGCAATTTCGCTGGTGTTAGTCACGGGGCCTCCTACGCGCCAATAAAGATTGTGTCGCGTTCAATTTCTGAAAGATTGACAGTGGTACGGTTGCTAACATCCCAGCGGGTAGCAAAAATGTTTCGTACGTGGGAGCGGCTGTAGCCGCCCATTGCAGCGATACGGTCTCGGCAAGCTAGCTCGGCGAACCATAGTGCCATAACGCAGTCAGTCTTCTGATTCTTTGGTGCGGCAGGATGCCATGTCACCAGTTGTTCTACGAGAGCTTTGGTTGCTTCGGAGGCGTGGGTTGACGGTAACTCTATAACTTGTAGCTTGTCTTTCCATCCACCGAACAAGGTGGTCATGGATGCGACACCGAAGTCGGAGTCGTGCTTGTTGTTACCTGTGTAGTGTTCTCGTAGGATTGAGCCGGACGCGGCAAGGTATTCTCGCACCTCACGGTCCTGTGTCAGCATCGACTGGAAAGCGTTTTTCTCTACTCGCCACTCGCCTACAGAATACTTACTAGTAAAGTCGTAGATCGCTTCACGGATCTGATCCGGGGTTTGACCCGCACGATTGAACACGTCTAGGACGTACCGTTTCTGGGTAACTGGATCTAAACCTATACACACGATTGACGTGTGGCCCGCCATAGCGGGGTCAAGACCGGCAACAACGATTAGCCCGTCCATGCCGTTGGGGCGGCAGTTGACCATTCCGCGAGGAATAACCCCAGCTAGACGGTTGCCGTTGATTGCGGCACGTACAGCATCTGGGTGGAACACGGCATCATCAGACACCTGCTGCTGCATGTACACCATAGCCCACGTACGGGGCGACATCCTAGAACGTTTCTTGTTTAGACGGGGACCGTCCCATTTGGGGAAAAGCCCATCCGGGTCCGGTTCCGTATCTACACCCTTAGCCGTAACCTCATGGATATTGGTTTTAGGCCACAAGGTCACCCAGTCTTTAGGGTCATCCCGCATATCCAATACGGCAGGCATCGACAGGTACGACCACGGTGATTCTTCGTCCGGGTACCGGAACGGCTGCCGCAACTCGACATACAAGTCTTTAGCCGACAGGCGAGTCCCTACAGCTAGAAGCATCCCATTGTTGGACAAACGAGACATTACCTCAGCCTGAATCCAGTCAATCTGCTTCTCATATTCGTGGGCGTTCGTAAGATCCACACAGTCATCCAAGATGACAATATCGGCGCGAGCACCGTAGACGTGACCCCGGATACCTAGAGCCTGAACTGTCGGGTCCTTCTCACCACTGTCACGGCCCTCAGACGACACGTAGATTAGGTCCTGAGTCCAACTAGCGTCCGTACCCTCGAAGCCGCCAGCAGGACTGTAGGCCGCGTGCATCTCCGCATAACGGGGATGAGTCAACCTAGTCTTGATCGCGTACAAAAACTTACGGGCCATCGCCTGAGTCTTAGACACAATAATGATACGAATGTTCGGGTCCAAAGCGACCCGATACGTCACATAGTTAATAGTCAGAGTCATCGACTTGCCATGCTCCGGCGGCATGTTCACGATAGCTAGGTCCCGCTCACCCGGCTCCCACACGATACCCGGAGGCTTCCAAGCCGGTTCCCGGCCCTCCATGATATCCACAACATTCTGCATATGGGGGAAAACCGTCACCCCAAGATACTTATTCGAAAAGTCCTGAAACAGCATATCGGCAGACTCAGACCTTTGAGCCTCACGAGCCTCAGACCTGCGCCCCCGCAGCTCATCCACCCGCCCAGCAAACTGGGCATCCTTACGCCGCCACTGCTCATACGTAGAAATAGACCGGCCAACCCTAGCAACCGCGTCAGCAACCGTCTCACCCTTAGCAATCGAAGCCAAAACATTCTTCTTCAACTCGGCAAGAGGGATCGCCTTAGACTGACCAGCCATCACACACCTCCAATGGTACAATAGAGGGGTGAACAAATACAGGGACCCCAAGTACATGTCGCGGCACTAGTCTTATCTAAAAGACCGTGAAAGACACTACACCCACAGACACATACATAAATATAACCGCGCCCCAAAGGCGCACATAAACACTTATAAGCACCCCCCTGAGGGGTGCATGTGTTAAGCACACTCACTAACGTTCATGTACTTAACTATACATATATATAGTGCCTGACCGAACCACCATGCCTGTCACCATTGTGACCGACATCACACAAAAAACATACTTATCCACAGAAAACAGCTACTTATCCCCCCAAATAGCGAAAAAATTACAACAAGAGATGAACATATATAGTGGGCCGCGTTTTTAAAACCGTGGGGTCATGTCTACCATTTTGGTAGGAATTGTCTGGAATGATTGTCTACTAATCAACTAGGGAATATAGGCAAGGGGGGGAGGGTAAGGGTAGGCTACCCTTACCTAATATTGTGTGTGTGACACATACAATTTTTAGACAGACAACTAATGCATGTGTGGCACATATAATAGATAGTTGAATAGTAAACTAACGCCCATTAGTTGAATAATAAACCATACCGGGAAAGACTAGGTGTCTGGTGCTTATTCGTACGTGTGTATGGTGTCGTAGATCACATTGGTTTTGTTTGACTTTCTAGCTGGAGTGTGGGACAATCTGGCGGGATTATGTGTGACTCACGTCACATGATTATGTGTCCTATTATCGGTTAAACCCTTGACTCCTGTTTGGGATGAGAGTAAATTAGGTTCTGTAAGGATGAAACGAGGGTACGTCAGCCACACCAAACCGGTCGCCGGGGCTGTTACCTAAGTCACACCCTACAGATTTTACTAAGCGATAAAAAAATGGTTAAATGGGTACATAAGCAAGGCAGGGAATTAAATCGAACAGTACGAATACCTATTCTCTTGGAGGTTTACTAGTCATGTCCTCACCTTATGGGGGAGGGGGAACACCGACGGACTTAGGACGTGTTCCCGCTAAGGCCCCACGAATTGCCCACGGATTACGTACAGCGACTAACCCCGACGGGTGGCACCCATCATCGGGGGAGAGATACCGACCCGCTAGGGTGGCCCCGGTGAGGGTCCGTCAGACTAAGCCTAAGCCTGTCAAGGGCCTTGACCCTGCCACTAATTTGGTGGGGCCGAAGGATGATGAGGCACCACTGAGACGGTATGAGAGTACCGTTACCACGGTTCAAGACATGGCGGGCATCGTGCCCACCATTAGGATGGGAGAGTGGAATTGATGGGCATCGTGAGGGCTGAGACGTACGGTCCAAAGGGTCGGGAGCGTCGGCAAGTTGTCGCTAGGGTAAGCATAGCGCACCCTCTCGCCGATGAGGTCTCTATGAATATCGGGGATGGGAGTTACGCTAGGTTCCCCTACTCCGTGGAGTTAGCATTCTTCGCTAATGGTGAATGGGTAGAAGAGATTCTCTGGGAGTTTGAAGAGTGGACAGTCAAGGAGCAGGACGTAACTAGAGTTTATTCTCGCGTTCCGCTTGTATGGTTTGCTCAATTCGTGGAGGCGTACGGGGATAGGGAGGCTATCTAATGGGATACGTCATTAGCGGATTCTATAGGTGTCCACAATGCCAGAAAATGCACACGTATTCTAATAACGTGGCGCGGAATGTAACCTGTCAGTGTGGTGAGGTCATTAACCAATTTGAGGTAGCGCAGAATTATCCGCGAAGGTATCCGCGAACCGTTACCGATTCGTAATCTAGTGCGCTTGACTCTCGCCTAGCGATAGGCTAGGCTAGGGTTTGTCCTACTAGAGGACAACTAAACTAAACGAAAGAGGATGCTATGAAAATGTCAGTGGCTAACAATGCGGCTCATCAGCGTATTGCCGACCGGGACCTATTCAAGGGGAGCAACCTGCGGGGAGTGGCGTGGCTTGAGGGTACGGGCTACCTACCGGAAGAGTACCGGGAGGACCTGCTCACCGGATGGGAGCGCGGGACAGTGGACTACGTGGTGTATTCGTATGGGACGCCGATTGCGTGGCATAGTGTGAGCGATGGGTGGAATATCCCCCCGGTGAGATACTCTCAGACTACTTCGCGTCATCAGAGTACGGTACGGCGCGGCGCCACACTCTACAGCGCATAACGTGAGCCTCGCACCTAGTGACCCTGCTAGGTGCGGGACTGACAGGATGCGCCTGTCAATGAGAGGGGTCGAAGTGAATACAATCAACATAGAGCCGAATTGGGCAGGGTTAGGCGCACACTTTGAGGGGGTACTAGTCCACGCGCTGAGAACGTCTGGACAGATACGCGCTGATGAGGATGCTAAGGCTTGGCTAGACAGTGCGCTAGAGACAATCTTCTACGCGCGTTCACTATCGAAGGAGGGGCAGGAGTGATGAGGACGTACGCTCGCAAGGCTTGGGAGATAGTGGCGTACGCCGCAGATGCCGACATCTGGTGTCCTAGTTGCGTAGCGGAGGCTTACGGTCCTCCCGAAAGTGGGGGGCGCAAGGATAGAGAGGGGAACGATATACATCCTGTGTTCGCTAGTGATGATCATCAGGGTGAAGTGTGCAATTCGTGCGAGGGAGATATCGGATGATTACGAAACTAGTGAGAGTGTCGTGCCCCGACTGTGGCTACGACGTATCCGCTGAGGATGGACAGAGAGAGGATGGACTGGTGAGGGTAAAGGCTCACGGGTATACGGATCCGATGAGCGACTGTTCCGCAAGTAACACACTAATCTAGCGAAGGGGAATGGAATGAGTGACAAGAAAGTGAAGATGATGAATGAAAGGGACACACTGTGGAAGATGATGGGATTACGGATCGTGGAGATAGCAGGTGATCATTCATTCACGGATGAGGACCTAGCGGAATCTGTGCGACTGTTACTGATATTCGCCTACGATACTGGTGTGTATCATGGAGCTGTTAATGGTAGCGAGGGAGGAACGGAATGAAGGATGTACATACGGAAGTGGGATGCTACGTCGATGGATCCCACCTGAGCGCAGATCACCTAGAAGTGCTCACGATCACGTTCGCGGAGATCAACGGATGGGATGGTGGACAGTGGGAGATCGACGAGATCCTTGATGCTCGCAAGGTGGACGAGAGGGATGGTGACAACTATCCTGTGTGGTCTGAGCCACTGTTCGATGCGGCACAGGATGCTGTTCAATGGTTGAATTCTCTCCGGGATGATGACCTAGTGTGGACTGTTGAGGACAACAGTCTGTACCTAACGAAAGGGAATGATGATGTGTGAGAAGTGTGGTCGTGTCGGAACGCTTAATGGTCGTCCTTTGCGTGGCACTGTAATCTGGTGCGCTTGCTCAGGATGGGTCGATCAACGGGAGGGAGATGATGAGTAACGTGAAGGTGATCGAAGAATCTGATGGGCTGTATACGGTAACGATCATCCGAAGGGACACGATGGGAGCGCATCACGAACACAAGATCGTGGGACAGGCGAACGAGGTGCTGATGTCCCTTGCCGAAGTGTTCCGATCAAGGGACACAGTGTACGAATTCCTAGCGTATGAAGGGGAGATATGACATGAGAGTGATCGAAACGACGGCGAGTATCACGCTATTGAAAGATGAATGGGATGTCGTTATTGCTACTATGACATCCGCTAGAGACGCTGAGGTAGGTGGATACACTGACGATATAATCTACGGCATTGAATATCAACTAGAAAGAAGTAAGAAATGAGACTAACGAATCGTGGACACATCGTTGTCGGTGTGCTATTCTTGGCACTGATGCTAGTGGCTATGGCTATCGTCGGAGAAATCGAATGAAAGGAATGTCCACAATGATGAAGATGCGTACGTCACACAAGACGTTCGACAACATGAGAGAACGTGACATGCTCATGCCACACGTGTACTACATGCTGCCTAATCAAGTAGGATTCTGTCCTGATGGTGTGGGTATGGTGTGGTATGACACGATTGAAGAAGCAGAAGCCAATCATGGCTAAACGAAATGGAGAAGGAGATGGAAGTATCGTGAGACACATTTATGAAATAGATAATGATGGGCGTGGTCCTAATACTTATCAAGTTCATCTGGATGGTGAGTTGATAGCCCACGTTGCTCCAACAACGTTCGGAGAATTGCTGGAATACTATGACCTTGCTGGTCTAGAATATGCAGTACATACTGTTGATGAATACTATCGGTTGGAGGTCTAATGTACGCAGTAGCAACTGGAGAAATGTTTGATAGTATAGACTTTTATGGTCCGTTCGATGAGTTTGAGGACGCGGAGAAGTGGGCAATAACTGAATGCCCTTACACATGGTGGATTGTCAGATTGAATGCTGTTACTAACGAAAATGGAGAATGAAATGGAAGATATCAAGATCGTTGCGCTACGTGCCAGAGTAAAAGAGCTGTTAGAATCAGCGGAACGTGACCTAGAAATTACTGGTGATGTAGATTCTGCCGCGCTCTACGCTGGGATGATCGAAGCGTACGATGAAGTGCTGTTCCTACTAACTGAAGGAGAATGAAATGGCAACAGATTGGGACAAGTTAATTGAAGAGACGGGAGCAATCTGTCGGGAGCAGATCAAGGATGCCTACGAAAGGGGATACATGTGGGGGCTGATCGAAGGTAGACGGCAAGGCAACAAGGAAACGCTTTCATTCATAAAGGAGAAGATGGTATGGAAGAGCTAGGACCACGGTGGAAAGTCACCATCATCACGGAATGGGCTGTCATAGTCGTGACCCCTCACGCTTACAGTGAAGGCGAGGCGATATGGTATGCTGAAGCCCTGATCGAAGATAGTTTGGGGCTTCACGAAGGACACATGAGTAAGGTAAGATTCAACTATGAGGTTGAACTAATCAACGAAACAGAAGGAGAATAAAATGGCACACGCACTAGAGACAGATGGCAATGGTCAAGTCACGTTCGCTTCGTTCCGCGAACCTGCTTGGCATGGACTAGGCACTGTGTTCACTGAGGAAGTGTCCACTGTGCAGATGCTAGGGCTAGCGCACCTAGATAATTGGAACGTGAGAACGGAGCCTGTGTCTACGCTAGCTCCAGCCTACAATTTCGTACAGGATGCGTTCATGGTGGTGCGAGACAACCCGTTCAACCCTGAGCAGACTGATGTCCTGTCTGTTGTCGGGCAGAGGTACAAGACTGTACAGAACGAGGACCTGTTCGCGTTCGGGGACAACATCCTTGATGGTGGTGGACGTTGGGAGACAGCGGGATCTATCAAGGATGGTCGCGTAGTGTTCGGGTCCCTCGCGTTAGAACGTGAGACAGTGCTTGACCCTAACGGGGTATCGGATGTGGTGAAATCGTATCTGTTGATTCACACATCACATGATGGGAGTACGGCTGTACAGGCGAGCGTCACCCCCGTCAGGGTGGTGTGTCAGAACACGTTGAACGCTGCGCTAGGTAGCGTGAAACAGTCGTTCAAGATCCGTCACACTCAAACTGTCGATGGCAAGATCATGGCTGCGAGAGAAGCTCTTGGCATCGCTCACACGTACATGGACGAGTTCGACAAGATGGCTAAGGACATGATCGAAACGCAGATCAGTAAGGAAACGTTCGATAAGATCCTCAAGGCCGCGTACCCTAAGCCACCGAAGGATATCAAGGGTGCTGAGGCTAAGTGGAGTACGAAGATTGAAACTGTGCAAGCAATCTACAAGTCGCCTACTACGGACATGATCGCTGGCACTGCTTGGGGTGCGTACAATGCGCTCACTGAGCGGCTTGACTGGTACCGCAAGGGACGCGGGGACAATGCCGTGGAGAATGCTATGGCTGCTGCGTCAGGGTTTGATCCTGTGACTAACGCTGAGAAGGATCGCCTTCGTAAGGTTGTCATGTCGTTCGCTTAAGAGCTGTACATCCTGAGCATGATGGTAAACTGCTCACTACATAACTAACTAAAGGAGAATGAAATGATTGACTGGAATAAGATTCAGTGGGATGTTGAGCAGGCTATCGAAGATGCCTACTTGCGTGGATACAATGACGGAGTGCAGACTCGTAGAGTAGAAAGCGGTGCATGATGAATAACTATATGATTGTTCTATACGTTCAAGACGTAGACGACTCTGCCGGTAGCCCAACGCTATGGAATTGGTCATCGGTTGCGCCCTGTGTCGCTGTCCCTATGGCGTGTACTAGTGTACGGGATGACGATAGGGTCACGTTCGAGGATGCTTTGCTGATGGACAGATACACCACTAACTATCTTCAATCTATTTATGATCTGATTGGTGAGAAGTGAGGAAGCGTGAAGCTATTAACTTTCTTTGTTATACTGTCTTGGTTTTTGGTTTTATATTGGTGGGTATCCTATTGGAAGGAATGAACAAGTGAATGACGACATGAAGAAGAATGG